GGATGGGATAATAATTGCGAATCAGTAGATGAAGACGGTAAACTGACTACTCGCAAAGAAGTCATTCATGCTGAGATGAACGCGATAGCTAAATTAGCTAGATCATCTGAGAGTGGTGAGGGTGCTTCGTTGTTTGTTACGCATGCGCCTTGTATTGAATGTGCAAAACTGATATATCAATCAGGTATAAATTATGTGTACTACAAAACTAACTACAGAAGCGAGGAAGGCAAAAATTTTCTAAAAGCTTCAAATATAGAAGTAGAGGAACTAACAAATGAATAAAGAATACGAGTGTGAAGACTGCTGCGCTGTTTTTACTGTAGAAACTATCGAGGACAGTGATGAGGCAACAGAGCCCTTTTACTGCCCTTTCTGTGGTGGTATGAATATCAATAACGGTGCCGATGATGACGATGACGATGACGGTCTAGATGATGATGAATTGTTTGATGACGATGAGGACTAACTAATATATACCCGAAAAGGGTATATTATGTTAACTGAAGACAGTCCTTGGCTATTTAATACTAATACTCTAACAGAAGAAGAGATACAAGATTGTATCTCTCAATACGCTGGATTTATATACTTAATTACCAATACATTAAATGGTAAAAAGTATATTGGTAAAAAGATATTCACCAATACCAGACGTGTAAAACAAAAGAACAAGACAAGACGTAAAATAAAAAAAGCAGAAAGTGACTGGAGAGACTATTATGGCTCCTCTCCTGCACTTTCTGCTGATATTGTTCATTTTGGTAAAGGTAATTTTAAAAGAGAGATTATCAGATTCTGTAGTAATAAATCTGAAATGGCTTATTTTGAAGCCAAAGAACAGTTTGTCCGGGGATGTTTAGAATCCCCGGACTGGTATAACGAACATATTATGTGTAGAGTAAGAAAAGCAAATCTTAAGATCTATTCTTCTCATTCACAAGTGAAGTAAGAATATTTGTCCATACAGCTGCTCTACGATCCCAGTTAAACTTAAAGTCAGCATAGGTCTTAATAAAGTCTAAGATAGGCTCTACTTGAGGTTGCTGTACCATCTGAATAGCAGTAATTAGATTACCAGCAAAGCGATTAGCATGCTGAGTAGGGTCTTCACACCACTGGTATTGCATGGTTAACCCACCAGATGTTTCTGGTAGAGCAGCAAAATTAGGGTGGACAGCTAAGCAACGAGCACTCATGGCTTCGATAAGACATAGGCAGGACGTCTCAGGCCAGATAGAAGGGTAGGCAAAGATATGAGACTTCCTAAGCGCTTCACGGATCTCATCATTAGTAACCGAACCGTGATAGTTAATCTTAGGGTGTGCTACGCAGCGTTCAAATATTGCCTTATAAGGCTCATCACGCTCTTCCCATCCATATAACTTAAAGCTTGAGAATACATCCAACTCGATATTATCGAACTTCTCACAAAGCTTCTCAAATACAGGTACTAACAATTCTAGACCGCGATGAGGAGTAGGAGTGTAGATGATCTTAATTACGTTCTTACTCTTATCATTGCAATTATCAATAGGTACAATAGCATTCTCTAGTACAATGGACTTACTATAAGGAATGCCAAGTACATTCTTATACTTTTCCATTTGCCAGTTCGATACAAATACGAACATGTCAAATTGATCTCGATAACCCGACTCTGAGAGCCTACTAACAGCAGGGTCTTCTGCTAGATCATGACACCAGAGAATCTTGATCTTGTCCGGATCAAGAACGTTCGGTCTAGAGCAGATAATTTGAAATTTATCGAGTAGACCCTTATCTACTCTACTAAAGAGACCATCTCGCATGATCTCTGTGCCGCCTTTTGCATTAGCGGCAATATCAGTTTGATCGTCCGTTATTGTTAGCTTCATTATTATTCACCTGCTCATTTGTATCGGGTTGCTTTTCAATATTAATAATAGAGCTCTTATAGAAAGACCTCCATTCATTTCTATCTAGGCTAAAGACTCTAATAATATCAGGGTTTAGATTACGTGTGTCCGTGCCACTAGGGTGTAACTCTTCTGGAATAAGAGCTAGATTCTTTGTGCACGGCATGACACGTACTTCACCCGTTGTCTTCTTAGTAAAAGTTACCATGGCAATACCGCCAAGATATTCTTCTAGTAAGACATCACTAACAGCCATTAAATTACTCCTGGATTATCAGTTACATATTCAATAAGATCAGTATAGCCGCCTATCAACTTATTTTCAAGATAAATGGCCGGAACTGTCTTCATACCTGTCAAAGTAATAAAATCATCACGAGCAATATCAGTACCTACCTTGACTTCTTGTACTGGTATATTCTTCTTGGCAAAATACGCCTTTGCCTTTACACAATAAGGACAATTATCCTTAGTGTACATCTTTACTTGCATTTAGTGCTTCCTATTCATTGCTCTGTTTTTACGCTTCTTACTGCCGATCTTACGGCGACCCTTACCATACTTTTTCAAACCAGTTCTAGCAGCCATTATGCGATCTCCTTATTAAACCATTCAGGTACTTCACGTTTAGTCCACTTAGCAAAATTACGCTTAGCGCCGTTATAATACGCCTTGTAGCATACCTTTGAGTCAGCAGAGACTTTGTATTCATCAGGCATAGCAGGTGGAGGTTGCGTAAAATATCCCGTATTAATATTGTTAGGAGGTGTCTTTAAAACACCTTTGAGTTCATCATAAGTCTTATGAACTCTACCATATCTATATTGATACTCATCTGCTAGTTCGCAAAATAGACAGTACAACCAATTATAATTATTGTTTGACTGCCTAAGCCATAGTCCAGACGGGTGCTTAACGTGAGAGGCTTTGTATACTTTTTCTTCACGTTCATCTGGTAGTAGCCAGCGTTGAATATTTCTATCCAACCTGGTCTTACCTTGATATTGCTGTCCGTCTAAAATACGATGCGCAGTAGACATTAACTGCGCATATTCAACTATCATCTTAACGACATGCTTGTCTATGTGCCATTGAGCACATATCTTCGGGTCGTTAGAAAAATAGAAAATGTTCATATTATTCGTCGTTAGCGTCTCGATATACGAACGTAGTTCTAATACGAGCTGGCTTGAAGAACTTTTCTACAAGACCTACAACCTTATCGATACTAAAGTCCTTGCAGGAGAAGACGTCGATATAGGTATTACCGTCTTCGTTACAGAAGTGAGCACAAATATTCGAAGTCTCGATTAACTGCACGAGAGTAAACCCAGCCTTATTACCGCTACCGAAATTAACGATTTGCGGTTCACCATAAGCTACCATATCAATATCTTCTACAAGCTGCTTGGCAAACTTATAGACGTTATCATAATCCATGATTGAGGGAATATCACATGCCTTACAGTCTAGCATTAGATGGTATCCCCATGAACGAATCTGTTCCATATTACTGTTCACCTCTTTCTATGAAATCTACTTTTGAATAGCTACTATCGAAAAACAAATCAAGCACTTTTAACGTATCACGTGGATCACAAGTACCACACATGAAAACGTCAATTGCACAATAGTTTTTCTCAGGCCAGGTATGGATGGACATATGACTTTCGGATAGAATTACAACTCCTGTAATTCCACATCCATCTCCGAAATGATGAAAATGACTACTTAACACAGTAGCGCCAGCACTTGTTGCACTCTCGCGAAAGACTCTATCTACATCTTCGCAGGAAATAAGTTTGGAAGGATCTACCCCCCAGTAATCGACAATTAAATGTCGACCGCCAGCCTTAATCATTTCATCTAAACTCTCTTACAGGTTAAGACGTTTATTTATTACCTATAGTAGCGATGGCTACGATAATAAGGATAAGGCCTGTAATAATAAACAGGGGGCGGAGCATAATATACTGGTGGGGGAGGTACGTACACCGGTCTTGTATCGTAATAATATACCTTATGCGGCGGTGTATAAGAATACGTATTAACAGCACAACCTGTTAAACTAAGTGCGAATAATAAGATAGCCGCTATTCTCATCTGCTTTTACCGCGTGACGTTTACTATAATATTTATTTAGAAAGTAAAGTCTAGCAGCATCTTCTTTATAATACAGAAAAACTTTACGTTCCCTTTCTGGCATATTATCAAACCATTCCCAGAAAGCCTTATCAAAGGCTTCAGTAAATATTACTGACTCTTCTATCTGCATTTTCATATTTATAGAATTGGCCTGCCCGGAGGGATTCGAACCCCCGGCCTACGGATTAGAAGTCCGTTGCTCTATCCAGCTGAGCTACGGGCAGAATTCTTTACCCCCTACGTGAACGTGCACCTACAGTAGATAGGTCTTCATTCTTGGAAGCTAACTGCAGACCACCCTTATTAAAAAGCGGCATAACACGAGATTGCAATTCGCGAACCTTACGCTGCACATGCTCAGGTTCATTATGAAGATTAGCTAGAATACCCTTAATTTTACCAGTATTCTGATATGCAGAAAAATCTTCTAACCATACCTTCTCATCAACTACCTTCGAAGGTTTACGACGAGAACCATAGTAATTACCCATTTTCTTCCTCTCTTTAAGCTGATCGGGATTAACACCCATCTTCGTCAGGAATTTATGATGCTCTTCGCGAGCACGAGCAAGGCGCTTATTCATAAGTTACATATTATACTGTATGGCAATTAACTGCAACTCATTTTTAGGTATTCGTAAATTAAAAATCAAAACCATGTGTCATATCACTATATAATATGTTGCTATAAACACCAAGTGAGGTTGTAATGGAAATTAAAATTAGTCTTGAGGAATTACGTAAGCGTAAGTTATTCGTAGCTACTCCAATGTATGGTGGTCAGTGCGCTGGTATGTTTACCAGATCTATTGCTGATCTAACCGGTCTCTGTGTTAAGTACGGTATTGAACTAAGACATTATTTCTTATTCAATGAATCTCTTATCACACGTGCGAGAAACTACTGCTGCGATGAATTCCTCCGTAGTGATTGTACACATATGATGTTTATCGATAGTGATATTGGATTTAATCCTAATGATATCATTACTTTAATGGCCCTTCAGTCAGATGATTCGCCATATGATGTAATTGGCGGACCTTATCCTAAGAAGTGTATCTCATGGGAGAAGGTGAAGCAGGCTGTAGATAAAGGAATGGCGGATGAAGATCCTAACGTACTAGACAAGTATGTTGGTGATTACGTATTCAATCCTGTATCAGGTAATGGTGCTATTCCTATTGGTGAGCCTGCAGAAGTGCTCGAGTTGGGAACTGGCTTTATGATGATTCGTCGTCGTGCGTTCGAACTTTATGAAGAAAAGTATCCTGAGCAGAAATACAGGCCGGATCATATTCGTACTCAGCACTTTGACGGGTCTAGGGAGATTATGGCCTATTTTGACTGTATTATCGACCCTGATTCCAAGCGCTATCTTTCCGAAGATTACATGTTTTGTCAACACCTTAGAAGGGCCGGCGGTAAAATTTGGCTTTGCCCCTGGATGCAAACCCAACATGTCGGTATGATGATCTTCGGCGGATCGCTAGCTGACCTGGCTAGTATCGGAGCCTCAGCAACTGCAGATGCAGCTAAGCTTGGGAGTAAGAAGTAATGAAGTTAAGTCAGAAGACTCTTGAAATTCTAAAGAGCTTCAACAATATCAATCCTTCCATGGCATTTAAGCCCGGGAATGTAATTTCTACGATTGATAAGGACCATACTATGCTAGCGTTGGCAAATATCGAGGAAGAAATTCCTCGAGACTTTGCCATCTACGAACTCAGCAAGTTCATTGGAGCTTTATCGGCGATGCCGAACTGCGATATTGAACTTGGTGATAAGCAACTAGTCATTAAGACAAATAACAGTAAGATCAATTACACTTACGCAGAACTATCGATGATTAAAGCATCTCCCTATAAGGAACTTCCTGTAGATGATGTGCTTGCTGAGTTCATGCTAGAATATAACGTACTAAGTAACGTTATTAAGGTGGCTAGTATTCTAGAACTATCGGATATTACTATTAAGTCCGAGGAAGGTGAGGATGATATTCTCATCTATGCTAGTAATGAAGCAAACTCCACTTCTGATAATTATCAGATTAAGGTAGGGGAAACGTCTAACTCTTTTAAGATCTCTTTTAAGCTAGAGCACTTCAAGCTTCTTAATAGAGATTATGTAGTGACGGTATCCGAGAATCCATTCGTAAGGTTTAAGGCATCCGACATTACATATTGGATTGCGTCTAAAGCGTCTTGATTTTTTTCTCACTATACACGATATTGACAATACAGCGTATGTGCTGTGAACCTAGAAAGGAAATATATTATGACTGCATCTACTCGTCTACTTAACGCCCTTCGCTCTGGTGAAGAACTAACTGCTCGTCAGATCGAAGCTCGCTATTCTGTTGCTAGCGGTCGCGGTCTTGTTCGTTCTCTTCGTGAGCAAGGCTATGCGATTTATCTGAATCGTCGTGTAAATTCTAAAGGTGAAACCACGAATAAGTATCGCCTTGGTACTCCTACTCGTTCTATGGTAGCTGCTGCCTTTGCTATGCTTGGCGCCGAAACCCTTGGCATGACCACAGCTGCCTAATTATTAAGGTATAATCTATAGGATTACAATGAGCTTTTCTGAGTTAAGATTAAACGATAATCCTGGTGTTATACTTTATACACTAGGATCAGAGACATTATCAGTTCTTGATATGTCTATCAGAAAGGCTTTGAATAATCCTATAGATCTTAATAATAATCTTATAGGTCAGATAGAACAAGAATACGTACTACCTGTACCTACTACTTTTACTAATAGTATATTAAGTATTTGTAAAGAGTACCAGAATTATTTTAACTATAAGACTAATAAGACACCTCAAATAACTGAGGTATGGTTAAACATGCAAAAGAAACACGAGTATAATCCAGTACACCAGCACTATAAGGATATAGGTTGGGTTATTTGGGTAAAGATTCCGTATGAGCTTGAAGCAGAGTTTAATCACACCAATAGTATTAAGACTAATAAGAAACGAAATTCGTTATTTGAGTTTGTATACAGTAAGCTATCCGGTGAAATATCTACATATCAAATACCAGTAGATAAGAGTTACGAAGGTAAATTACTAATGTTCCCTGGCACTCTTAGACACTGCGTATATCCTTTTTATTCTTCGGATAATTATCGAATATCTGTAGCAGGGAATATAAATCTAGTATAATTGGTCAGTAGCTCAGTCGGTAGAGCAGGTGACTTAGAGTCCTACGGTCTTATAAATAGTATTGTCAAAGGAGAATACTATGAGAAGCAATTCAAAGACCGTAGGGGATCTAGCTGAACTAAAAGTAGCTTGCCTATTTGCTGAAAAAGGTTATATAGTAAGCAGACCAATGAGTGATAACGCACCCTATGATTTAATAGTAGATAGTGGTGATAAATTAAAAAGAGTACAAGTTAAAGCGAGATGTGTTAGAGACGGTAAAATAAATGTAGAACTTCATACTACGATGGTAAATTACACTAGACCTTATAGTAAAGAAGATTTTGATTTATTAGCCGTTTTTAATACAGATACTATGCAAATTGCATTATTAGACTGGGACCAGATAGGAGATAGTGGTAGTATTGTTCTACGTATAGATGCTCCTAAGAATAACCAGAATAAAAATGTAAAATTGTTTGAAACTTATATTCCTCGATAGCTCAGCGGTAGAGCAGCGCACTGTTAATGCGCGGGCCGTTCGTTCGAATCGAACTCGAGGAGCCAAAATCCTCCTTGTAGGGAGGTAAGTCTGAGTCTGGTTTCTACCCTGGATTCAAGGCTCAAGTCGAAAGACTTGCTTGTGGTAGTAATACGACCGTACTGCTTGGGGGTACGGTAAGAGATT